TGTTCATGTTCTTTTCCTTTCTTCCAAAGTATCCAGGGGACCCGAAGGCCCCCATGGATACCTCAGAGTAATTGATCAGTCGTAGATCGCCGTCTCGGCCGGCTCGTCACCGTACCGCGGACCGGACAGGACGTAGGACGCCCCATAGGTCACCGTGCCCGCCGAGGGCGCGGCCATTTCCAGCTCCAGGCAGTCGTAGCCGTCGCCCAGATCACTGGCATCAATGGGGATAACGTACGTCTTGTTCGCCACCGCCGGGATGGTGAACGTATTGCTGGAAGCGGTGGCGTCCAGGAGCATGTCCTCGTTCTTGGACGCACTCGTAGAAGTCGCGGTGTAACCGCTCGTGCCGCCCGTGATGGTCTCGCCAGACGAGAACGCAGTACCGTTGCTCGTATGCATCAGCACGAAACTCCCGTAGTCTTTGACCACGACACCGGTCCCGCCGCTGGTTCCACCCGTGAGGGTCTCACCCGCCGTGAATCCAGCCGCGTTGGATGCACCTCCGTGGTCCACACGGAAACCGGTCCGCAGGTACCGGGTAAAGGCCAGGGTCGTCGATGCCGCAGAAACCGCGGCACTTTTGTCCAGGGTCACAGCCACAGTCCCGCCCGGGGACGCGCCGACCTGGATCACGATGTCGCAATGCTTCCAGTTCTTCATCGAGATGATGTCGCCACTGGCAGCACCCGTCTGTCCCTTGGGCCACAGGGCCGGGACGATGGTGAAATCTTTGTGCAACATAGTTGTCACTCCTTCCTACGACCGCGTCGCCAGGGTGACGAACGGGGACGTGGTGTTGCTGCCCTTGTAGGGCGTCAGGGGCTCCTTGATGGAGGGCTGACCGTCCACCCGGTACATGAACCGGAACGTGGTTTCTCCGTACAGGAACCGGACGTGGATCGAGGAATCGCTGCGAACAGCGCCTTTGTCGATCAACAGGTATTCCATGGGATCGGCGAAGATGATGTCGCCTTCAGTACCGAGCGTCGCGCAGTATTCCATCGGAATCACCGGACGCCCGAAGATCATGGAAAACGGCTGGTCACGATACGAACCCGCCGGGGTGAACAGAGGGAATCCACCGGTGCCGACGGTCTTCGACAGCCCGATGAGCTGCGGTTCGGTGTCCTGGTTGATGAACCAGACCATGCGCTGCCGGCTGCGGATGTCCGCACGGCTCCACATCTTCTCGATGTTCTCCGCCACGATGGTCGTTGCGGCCTGTGCGGTCTCCTTGGCCACGGTCACGCGGCCGTTGCTGTTCAGGATGCCCAGGGGCTGACCTGCACCGGAACCGTTGAAGCACGCGTCCTCCACCTTGAAACGGAACTCCTCGACGAAGGCGCGCTGGATGACCTGACCCAGAGCCGAATAGTCAGCCAGCAGTTCTTCCGTCGCATAGCACAGCCCGATGAGCTTGTTCAGTTCCAGCTCGAGCAGCTCAAACGAGGTTGTGCTGGAGGTATACGAACCAGCCTCAGCCAACCAATACGCACGAAGACCGCCCCAACGGGAGCCGTCCCTGCGTGAGATCTGCTTCAGGCGCTTGATCTTCAGGCCGTTGGCGTTCGGGTTGGACAGGTTGATCCGCTCGGTGCGGTTCAGGAACTCACCGGCCTGGTACGTTTTGACCAACACGTCGTCCACGAACTGCTTCTCCACGAGGAATCCGCCGTCCGCCGGAACGCCCTCGCTCTGACCGCTCGCGGCAGCCAGGGGACCGAGACGCGGATCCAGCTTTCCATGCGGGGCACCGGCCACGCGCACGGCACTCAAGAAACAGCCAAACTTCTCCTGAAGTGACTGCCCATCCCAGGGCTTGCTTTCCGGCCGGTATGCGCCGACCTCGACGTCGTTGCCCGCGGCTGTCGGGGTGGGAATGTCGTTCGCCACCGTGACCAGCTTGTCCTCTTCCGTGGAGAGGGCCTTGACGTCCTCGATGCTGGAATTGACGGCGTTCAGTTTGCCCTTGTTGGCCTGGAACTCCGCTTCCAGCTCTTCCGACCGCGCCTCGCCCAGGGGAGTCGATTCAATGATCTCCTTCTGGCGAGCCACGAGCCGGGCGTGCTCCTGCTGGAGCAGCTTCAGCTTGTCGTTCATTCTACAATCTCCTTGTTGTTTTTGGTGTCATCGGGCTCGGCGCCTTCGGGCGCCTCCCCCGTCGTTTCACTTTTCAAGGGAATCTGGACACCCAGTTCCTGGAGTTCCAGCTCCCGTTTTTCCGCATTCACATCGACAGCGGTCCGCGCGGCCTGCGCCCCGGACGTGCGGGAAACGCCCAGCTTTCCAAGCAACGCATCGAACGTGCCGACCTTGTCCACCATGTTCTCCGCCTTGGCCTCCTTGGCCATGACCACGCGTCCCTGGCCCATGCCCCCGCGCACAGTCGCCGCCGGCACACCGCGCCCGGAAGCAACTGCTGCCACGAAGCGGCTGTAGTATTCATCGACCAGGCCCTGCATGTCCGCCCGGGCTTGATCGCTCAGAGGTTCCGCGTCGTTGCCGTCCACCTTGTGCTTGCCCGCAGAAAGGTATGTGACCTTGATGCCCTCCTTGGCCAGGGCTTCCGAGTAGTCAACGTGCATGCTGTACACCCCGATGGACCCCACAAGCGCGTCCGGGGCCATCCACAGCTCCGTGGCTTGTGCTCCGATCCAATACGCCGCACTGGCCATGAGATGGTTGGCGATCGCATACACCGGCTTCTCCGCCTTGGCATCATTCACGGCATGTCCGGCTTCCGCGATGCCCGCAACGCTGCCACCTGGACTGTCAACGTCCAGCACAATCTCGCTCACATACGGGCTGGCCGCCGCTTCCCGGATCTCCTTGGCCAGTGCCTCAGCGCTCGTCACACCAGAGCTGTTCAACTGGGAACCCCTGGGCGCCAGCACACCGTACACCGGAATGACTTTCACGCTCTTCGGAACGGATGCCGCCTTGTTCGCACGGGAAGCCGCTTCAACCTGCGCACCGCCCACGAGGGCCTGGATCTCGTCAACCGTCAACTTGACTCCCAGGACGCCGCGATTCACCACGCCCATAATGGTCTCCAGCTTCTCGCGCATGATCGCCCAGGGCTGTCGGGTCATCTCCCCGATTATGTGCTCGTAACGCATCATTCGTCCTCCGTTTCGTAGGCGAACATGTCCGCCATGGTGGCCGCCTTGCTGATTTCCCAGGCGTCCACGATCTTCACGATCGCGTCGAAATTTCCCGCAGCGTCCAATGCCGCGATGCTCTGCCCCACCCAGTCGGACGCTTTTCCCACGTCCACGGACAGGTTCTCCGCGATCCGTTCCGCCGCGCCTTCGTACACCGGCAGGGGATTGAACTTTCCGGTTTCCCCGGCCGTTTTGATCGCCGCCCGTAAAGCTTTGATTTCCCGTCGCACTTCCCGCTCGCACGCCCCCAGGAGCACTGCCCGGGCCCTGGCCGCACCACCGTCACCGAGCCGGGGATCCCCCTCTGGTGCCATATTCATCGGCACCATGAGCTGTCCCTGGGAGGGTTCCGGGTTCATGTCCTCGAGGATACGCACCTCCTGCCTCGTCATGAACCCGCTCTGAATGGCGATCTGGTACGCATTGAAGCGGTCAGCCGTGGCCCCCCGCAACAGGCCGTTCACGTTGAACCGCGTGAAATAACGGTTTTTCGCGATAATCATGTCCCGGTCCATGGCCTGTTCCCAGCGCACGAACCAAGGCGTCATGGTGAAAATCACGAAATCGAGGCTCTGATGCTCGATGTTGTTGAACGTCGCGCGCCGGAGATCCTGCACCAGGTGAAGGGGAATCCGGAAAAGCCTTGCCAAATTGACGTCCACTTCCTGCAACGTCTGCAGGAACTGTGCGTCCTCCTGAGTCATGCCGAGCTGCGTCCACTGCATCCCGTGCTCGAGCACGGCGACATCTCCAATTTTTCCGTTGGCGAATTCCCGCCAATCCGCTTTGAATTTTTTCTTCCCCTCATCGTCCTTAAAAAACGATGGATGCTGGACCACACCACCTGGCCTGGCTGCGTTCTGGATGAACGTCGCAGCATGGTCTGTTAAATTTTTTGAAAGCTGAAACATGCTCCGCGCGATCTCCACCACCCCGTAGCCCTTGATCCCATCCCCGCTCAAGCCTCGGATGTGCAGGATCCGATCACCGGGAAAATAAATGGTGCCCTGCCTGGCGTCGTTGTACCGGTAGATCAGCTTACCCTTGGACGGATCAAGCTGGATGTCTGCCATCCGGTCCGGGTGCAGCGGAATGATCTGATCCACCGGTCCACGAGGACCCGGTCGCAGGTAACTGTACGCGTTCCCGCGGAGCACCGCATGCCCCATCATCATCTCGCGCCACTCGAAGCTGGTCTGCCACGGGTTCGGTTGCTTGTGTAGAAGCCCCTGTAATGGGTGAGAACGCGCCTTCTCTTTGCCCTGATCACCACGATCCTCGTATACGCTCAGAGGAACCTGGGCCAGCGTCTCGGCCAGGACCCGCACGCATGCATACACCATGGGGATTCCGAGCACGTTCCCGGCGGTCACATTCCCGCCGTTCACTGGCTGATACCAGAAATCCTCATGAGCCCCTGGGAGGCTATCTATTTTTGCGAACGTTCCGGACAGGAACCCCATCACTTGCCACCCATCAGGCCGAGACCGAGGAAAAGCGCCCCGCCCACGATCACGCCCGCCGGCAGGTATATCATCCCGGCGCCCACCGCGACGGCGGCCACGCCCAGGTATACGTGGACCACGTCGAGGACGACCCCGACCTTGCTATGCTTTCGTGCACCGCTCATGCCGTGACCATCCCTTCATAATCGACCCCCTGATCGTCCTTCTCCCTGGCAAACAGTCGCCCGATCGCCATGATGGACGCCGTGGTGAGGTCTATCTTCTCGACGCTGTCCCCTTTGCTGGGGCGCAGATCCTTGTAATCGTTCGTGACCACCACCGTGTTCATAAAACACCACCGAAGAACCGGGTGCTCGTTGTGCACGATCTTTCGACCCAGAAACAACTTCTGCGTGAGCTTCGTCGGCGGACTCATCTGGCTGAACGACTGGTGATGCTTGACTATCGGGTAGCCCACGCCCTCGGGACCCAACCTGGTGGCGAGGTACAACGCATTGCGCGGGTCGAAGCTGATTTCCTGAATGTTGAACCGCTCCCCGTCCTCCTGAATACTCCGTTCAATGTATCCATAATCAATCACATTTCCTGGCGTAGCCACGACCAAACCATCCTGGCGCCATACCTCGTAATCCACCCCGGCCTTCTCCGAACGTTTCCGGATCGTCTCTTCTGGAATAAATACCCGTGGGAGCAAGGCCACGCGTCCGTTTGCCAACTCGAACGCCAGCACATAGGCGCTCATGTCGTCCTCGCTGGAAAGGTCCACCGCGCACACGCAATCACACCCCGCGAGATCGTTGAAATCGATGGTGTAATCGTTCGACTCCCACAGCTCCTTGGTGATGAACGAGACCTTGCCCTCCACCCACACGTTGAGCTGGTACCGGAGAAACACGAGTCGGTTGCTGGGCAACTGCCGCGCCAGGTCCGCCCTGGACCGTAGCTTATCGATGGAGATCAACGTACCGAGGCTCGGGTTGGCTTTTGGCCACACCTTCTCGTTCATGGGGTCATCGTTCTCGTCGATCGTGTAGATGACCCCCCACATGTCCTCCTTCCGGACCGCCCTTGAAAGGATTGCTACAATCTGCTTCCGCAGCTCCCAGCAGATTCCCTTCGGGGCCTCGCCGGCTGTGGTTATGGAGGACTTCATCGGCTGTTCGCGCGCGTCCGTGGACGTCTCAAGAACGTCATACAGCTTCCTGGACTTGTGCGCGTGCAGCTCGTCCACAATGATCCCGGACGCGTTGTGCCCGTCCTGGGTTTTGCTGTCCGACCCGATCGGACGATAGAAGCTGGCATTGAGTGGATCGTATATCCGCTTCTGGCTGATCTCGCACCTGGCGCGAAGCTCCGGGTTGCGTTTGATCATCCACACTGCTTCATCCCAAACTTTCTCTTTGGCTTGTTCCTCTTTGGTAGCCGCGACGTATACCTCGGCGCCAGGCTCACCATCAGCCATGAACAGATATAGCCCCTCCGCAGCCTTGAACGTGGACTTACCGTTCTTCCGGGGGATCTCCACATACGCCGTATCAAACCGCCGTAGACCGTCCACATCTCGCAGCCAGCCGTATGTGCACCAGAGCATAAACTGTTGCCAGGGCATAAGCTGCAAAGGCTTCCGTGCCCACTGCCTGCCCTTGCTAGGTCTGCAGAACCCGAAGAACGTGATCACCCGCTGCGCTTCTGCAGGATCGTGATGATACGGAAACCAAGATTTTCCAGCGTCCCGCAAATCTTCAACCTGTCGCTGGCACGCCTGTTTCACGTACACGCACGCTGGGAGCTTTCCGTTTAGGACATCGTGGACATACAATTCTGCAGGGTGTGCCGTTTTGCGGTTCATGAGCAGAACCACCAGGATGAAAAGGACCCGGATCCCGCGCACGTCACCCGGTCCGCCTGCGCCGTCCGATGTCAATCACTTTACCCTCCGCGGTACGCCCGTCATCGTCCATCAGTTCCTGGACACGCGACCGATCGGCTGGAGTGAGCCCCATTTTTGCCAGCATCGTGTTCACAAAATCGCGCTCTTCGCCGACCACCCTGGCCAGCGGATGTACACGCCAGGTCACGTTTTTTTCCGTGGCCTTGTTGCGCACCGGCGCTCCGCCCGGGTGCTTACCTGCGCTCCTGGCCTTGCCGGGTTTGGTTTGTTTCGTGCTCTGCTTCGAGATGTACACGGACCCGATCTTCTGCAGTTGGCGTCGTCCAGACATGTAACCATCCCACGCCTGGCAGAACAGGGTCATCGCGAATACGTCCGCCTTGGTGCACACGCGCATCCCCTGAGGTCCGAGAACATCCACGAGAATTTTCCACGCCCGCTTCCCGTCAGCACCTAGCGGGAACGCCTGCTCCGGTATTTGACAGGTGATCTTGGGTTCGGCTGGATTGGTGCGGCATGGCTGCAATGTACCGGCTAGCTTCTTCACGTCGGTGGGCTTGCGCGGACGACCCGCACCTGGCCGACGCTTTCTCGTCGTCGTCGTCTTCGCCATGCCCGCTCCCTTGGAAGTTATCCACAACGTATTCTTAGGTTATCCACAATTTTTCTATTTGTCAAGCCCAGCCGTCACGACGAGAAACCAAAAACACCGCTTGTGGAAAACTCGAAAAAGCCCGCAACTACAGCAATAGTTGTCCCCAAGTTTTCCACAATTTTGCATGAAAAAAATTCTGCC